CTACAGTAGGTATTCTTGCTTAGATGTATTTCTCGTAGTAGATCTTTGTTGGTTAAGTACTTGATTTTAGGTGGTTGCGCACTGATTGTCATAGTTATAGGGTTCTCCATTACTTATATAATAACACATTTTGTCAAGAATAAATAGACTAAAAGGAATATTTCTTATGAGTCTTTCACTCAATCCGTTCTCCTCATTTCTTAGCTCAGCTAAGAAAGCAGTCAGCTCTGTTACCAATCAATTTGGTGGTGGGTTTGGCGACAGCATGAATGCCGGCATGCGTGGCCTAGAGGATAAAGTAAAAAATCTAGGCGGTGGCCTTGGCTCACCATTTAACGGACTCACTGCCGGTGGGTTTGGTGATATAGGTACTGCATTAAAAGGTATAGGCAGCATCACTAACATTGCCGGAGATATTGGACGAAGCATTAATAGTGTAGGCATTGGCGGAGCAATTGGAACTCTAGGCGGTCTAGCTAGTTCTATTTCCTCTGGTGCAGGTCAGCTTAATAATGTACTTAGCTTGTTTAGGGGTAAAAATTTACCGGCAAGCGGAGAGTTGTTCGAACAACGGGGATCTTTTGTAGAACTAGAATCGGGCAATGCCGAAGACTGGCGTGTTAGAATCAATTGCAATTTTGGTCTGTTTGGCGAAGGAGCATTTAGTTTACTACAAGGTACCAACGGAGTAGTTTGGCCCTACAACCCATCGATTACTATAGCTACCAAAGCCAACTATTCTCCATTAGATCCAGTTCACAGTAACTATCCGTTTCAAGCATACAAAAGCAGTTCGGTCGACGATATACAAATTAGTGGAGACTTTAGTTGTGAAACAGAAGAGGATGCGGCCTACTGGATACAGGCAACTACATTCTTTAAAGCATCTACCAAAATGTTTTTTGGTCGAAGCACCAATGCCGGCAACCCTCCAATAATCTGTAATCTAAGTGGCTACGGTCCCGGAGTATTAAATTCTATTCCAGTTGTGGTAAAAAGTTTTTCAGTCGAACTACCCGAAGATGTAAACTATATCAAATGCACATCTAATAATTTTGGCCAAGCCACTTGGGTTCCTATCCTAAGCAAAATATCTGTAACTGTTGCACCTATATACAACAGAAGTAAACTCCGTCAGTTTAGCCTACAAGAATATGCATCAGGGCAAATGAGCACCAAAGGATATATCTAATATATGGCTACACAATCTAACACTGTCAAATACAAAAAGACCAGTCCCTGGGCCTCTACTAAGCAGAACAGATTATATCTTGACATACTGTCAATTCGACCAGTGCCTGCAGAAAGTGACGACTTTAAGTATGTTATTGAAAATCAATATCGTCATCGACCCGACCTACTGGCCTTTGACCTATACGGAGACCCTAAATTATGGTGGGTATTTGTTCAAAGAAATATGGATGTTATCAAAGATTGTATCTATGACTTTGAACCAGGAACTGTGATCTTTATTCCTAAAAAAACAAATTTACAAAATTATCTAGGAATATAACATGTGGGACGAAACAGGATTTAGTGGCAGCGAATACGACGAAGACCCGGGAGTAAAAAACGTTCCCGCAGGAGTTGCTTCAGTTGTAACAGGCGCCACAGAAGCACTAGCAAGTTGTAAAGTAGGAGACTTTGCTAAATTACCAGACATTGATTTTTCTAGCCTTGCTGGATTTCAGCAACAGTCAACTGCTGGCGGACCACCCTACGAAAATATTCTTGAACAATTTGCATCATACACCCCACTGTGGACATTGGCTTGCCTTTCACCAAATCAGTTTAATGATCCTAGTTTGTATCGAGGAAAACCAAGTGCATTACAAAATGTGGTATTTTCTTCAGCAGGCCGTTTTGCCAGTCAGCGAGCACAGACCGTTGTCGGTGCACCTGAATATTTTGTCAACAACTTTGACATGAGGATGACTTTGGCCGCTACTAAATCTAGTGGCTCAACTAATGTGATCACTTTTGCGTTTGAAGTCTTTGAGCCGTACTCAATGGGTTTCTTTATTCACAGTCTACAGGCAGCGGCAATTAGTGCAGGATATCCTAATTACAACGGAACTCCTTATCTATTAAAATTAGAATTTGTTGGTCACAAAGACAACGGACAAATGTTTGGCAGTAGCGAAGCACTAAACAAATATTTTGTCATACAATTTAAATCGGTTAATTTTACAACCAACGAAGGCGGCACCACCTACAAATGCGAAGCGGTACCTATGCATCATACAGGATTTACCAATGTTGCGCAGCAGATAGTAAACAATATTAAACTTCGCGGAGAAAATATTAAAGAAATGTTGGTAGCCGGAAACACCAGTCTTTGCAGTATTCTTAACAAAGCACAGCTAGATCAGGTAGGTAAAACACAAGACACCGCAGATCAGTACATTGTGGTTTTTCCAGAAAAATGGAACGATCCTATTGGCCTGCCAGGCGCCGGTGCTGAACAGTTTGAAACTGAGCAACGAGCAATAGTTAATCCTCAAGAACCTGAATCGGCCCCAATTAAAGGCAGAATGGGTCAAGATTCGCAAAGCTACGGTAACGGTATTATTGGTAACAGCAGTTTAGGTTTCGGAGCCACATCCGGCGGCAATATAAATTTTGGATTTGAAAATGATGTTACAGATGAGGCTACGGGTTTAATTAAAAGAAATTCATTAACCATTGATCCTAAACAACGAGAGTTTGCTTTTGAAGCCGGTGCAACTATTCAAAACATTATTCAAGAAGTTATACTAAGTTCTGATTATGCAAAAAATGCCATCGATCCATCAAAACTAGACAGTGAAGGAAGGATAAGTTGGTTTAGAGTAGATGTACAACTCAAGATTGGAAATTATGATCTTGTGAGAAATTGTCGTCAGCGAACTTATATTTTTAGAGTGTTACCTTTTAAAATTCACTCTAGTGTGTTTAGAAATCCCACAGCTAACCCGCCAGGATATCCGGGCCTTAATAAGATTATTGGAAAAGAATACAAGTATATCTATACCGGACAAAACAACGATATTTTAAAGTTTGACATACAGGTCAATCAACTATTTCATACAGGTAAACAGGTTACCCCAGCGGAAAAAAGCGGATCAGTTGTTGCGACTGCAACTTCTCAGCCAAGCGAAGACAAAGATCAAAAATATGAAGTTCCTGATAATGATACAGCAGATGCATCTACCACTATAGACAGTTCTCCTGCTTTTGGTGATTCGAATGTAACCAAACAAACAACTAAAGGTGGATCCGGCGCACAAGATGTAGCTAGACGAGTTGCAGAACAACTAAAGAATGCTATTCTAAATCAAGGCACCGGTGATATGACCAAGATTAACCTAGATATCATTGGTGACCCCTATTGGATCAGTGACAGCGGTATGGGCAATTATCTAGGCGACGAACACAACGGACAACCTTATATTATGAGAGATGCTGGGGGTAGTGTAAACTATCAAGGAGCAGATACCCACATAAGAATAATTTTTAGAACTCCAGTAGAACCTAATCTTGGGACTACTGGAGTAGGCGGACTGTATAACTTTCCACCTAATGAACCAATCAATCCCTATAGCGGAATTTACAAAGTGCTCTACTGTAACAGTAAATTTAGCGATGGAAAATTTACGCAATCAATAGAAGCTACTCGCATGCCTAATCAGCCACAAGATTACGATCCTTATAAAGGACCAAGCAAACAGATATTTGCAGCTGATATCAGTAAACAAGACAGGCCGTCTATTGGTGTTAATGATGATGCTCCCGAGATTGTTAGCGTAAATGCAGACGGATACTCAATTGGCATCGATGTACTAGACGAAACAGGCGCAGTAAGCGGTTTAAAACGCAATCCCGAAACGGGCGAACTATATGACCCAGGAATATAAATGGCACAAGTAAAAAGAGAATCAGCAGATAAACCAAGTAATATTTCAGGAGGTCCTTATCTTGCGAAAATTATCAGCCATCTAGATCCTACCTTTATGGGAGGCCTAGAAGTTACGCTGTTAAGACCAGACGGTAATAGCATTGGTGAAGGTGGCCAAACTTATCCAGTAAGATATGCTAGCCCATTTGCCGGTCAAACAGCATTTGAGTTCCAAGGAGCCAATGTAGACGATTTTAACGACACACAAAAAAGTTACGGTTTTTGGTTTGTACCACCTGATGTAGGAAATACCGTAGTGGTATTTTTTATTGAGGGAGATCCTAGTCAAGGATACTGGATGGGCTGTGTTCCTGATAAATTTTCAAATCATATGGTGCCGGGAATTGCAGCTAGTAGAGCTGTAGCTTTTGCTGAAGGCGAAGAAGAAAAATACGATACTGGGTTTGTACCAGTAGCTGAGGCAAATCGTCGTGCAAGCACTTTAGAAGAAGGCACCGAAGTTGATAAAGTTAAACGAGCAGTACATCCTATTGCAGACCACTTCTTAGAAGAAGGTTTATTAGAAGATGATGTTAGAGGTGTAACATATTCTACTAGTCGCAGAAATGTGCCTAGCAGTGTGTACGGCATTTCAACACCGGGACCATTAGATCGTAGAGACGGTGCAAAGAAATCATTTATCGGCAAGTCAGACAGCCAAAGTCCATTGCCTGTGCCTGTAAGTAGATTGGGTGGCAGTCAATTTGTTATGGATGACGGTGATGATCGTTATCAGCGTAGGACCAATGCTAGTGAAGGCGGATATGATTATGCCGACACACTTGACGGTGATGCTGGAGAACCAACAATACCATCGGACGAATATATTAGGCTTCGTACAAGAACAGGACATCAGTTATTATTACACACCAGTGAAGATTTAATCTATATCGGCAATAGCAGAGGAACTAGTTGGATTGAAATGTCTAGCGATGGTAAGATTGATATTTTTGCCGAAGACAGTATTAGCATTCACACCAAGCAAGATTTTAATTTTTATGCTGATAGAGATTTTAACTTTGAAGCAGGACGAAATATCAATATGAAAGCTTCTGCTGTACACGAAACAGGCGGCGGAAACTTTCGTGTAGATACAGAAGCCAACACTAGATTTTTTGTCAAAGGCGATACAAAAATTACCACAGAAGGCGAAGTACATATTGCTACATTAAAAGATAATCATATAACTTCTGTAATGAATAATAACTTTAAAAGTATTTTAAGTACCTATATTCAGTCTAGCTTAGACACTCACATGAAAGCTGGAACTAGCATTAATATTCAATCTGGTACAGGTATGGACATCAAAGTTGGCGGTGATATGAAAATGACATCTGCTGGTGACGCTAGTTTAGGTGGAGCAAATATCACAATGTCTGGCGGAGCAATTAATCTTAATGGCCCTGCAGCGCCTGACGCAGCAGATGCTACTAAATCAACAGCAGCTACTCCTACCTTAGCACTTGGCGTTAATGGGAATATTGTAATTAATCCAGCAGCAGCTGAATGGGTGGGTGCAAGATATAACACAGAAACTCCGTTAGAAAGTATTATGTTTAGAATACCCATGCATGAGCCTTGGCCTAGTCACGAAAATCTAGATCCTCTATTAGTCAAACCTGATTTAACTGATAGAGAACAAGCAGGCGGCGGAGAAGACGGATTGGCAGCTGGCGGCGACGAAGGCGGCGGAGAAGACGCTCCGCCAGAGGAGTTATAAAATATGGCAAAACTATACAATCAACAATCAGTAGCAACTAACAAAGCCACTACAGCACAGACTAGTTCTAGTTTTAGATACAAAGGGTTTAGTTCTAACGAAATAAAAAACAATTTTAAACTCTATGATATTGAATTAGTCAAGCGAGATCTAATGAATCACTTCTACATTCGTAAAGGTGAAAAATTAGAAAATCCTAACTTTGGTACAATTATTTGGGACATGCTGTTTGAAAATTTTACCTCAGAAGTTCGTAGATTAATCACAGAAGATGTTGAACAAATTATCAACTACGATCCAAGAGTTAAAGTTAATGCTCTAACAATTGACAGTACAGACCAGGGTATTAGAATACAAGCAGATGTTGTTTACCTGCCGTTTAATGTCAACGAGCGCATGACTTTTGACTTTGACAAGACAAACAATATAGTAAACTGACCAGTTTATTTTTTAGGGTAAATATGTGATAGGGCAAGAAAAACAATGACCACGACTACAAGACAAACAAATTTAATATTAAATCAGGATTGGACAAGGATCTATCAAACCTTTAAAAATGCTGATTTCAAAAGCTACGACTTTGAAAATCTACGCCGCGTTATTATCACATATTTGCGTGAAAACTACCCGGAAGATTTCAACGACTACATCGAAAGTTCAGAATATCTAGCACTAATTGATGCTGTAGCTTTTCTTGGACAAAGCCTAGCATTTCGTATCGACCTTGCCAGCAGAGAAAACTTTATTGAATTAGCGTCTCGTAGAGAAAGCGTCCTTCGTATAGCTCGTATGTTGAGTTATAATGCGAAGAGGAATATTGCTAGCAAAGGTCTTTTGAAGTTTGACACCGTTAGCACCACTGAAAACATCCTTGACGCCAACGGAAAAAATCTTGCTCGCCAAATCATTCAGTGGAACGATTCAACTAATTCCAACTGGAGAGAGCAATTCAACGCTATATTAAATGCTGCTATGGCAGACAATACTGAAATTGGTCGCAGTCAAGGAACTGCTACAATTCAAGGTATTCCTACAGAGCAGTACAGATTTAGAACGGCCAGTAGAGATGTTCCTATTTTTAGTTTTAACAAGAATGTTGCAGGCCGTGCCATGCCCTTTGAAATGGTGAGTACCGCATTTAAAGGTAGTGAAGAAATCTACGAAGAACCACCAGTCCCCGGCAATCAAATAGGTTTCATTTATAAGTCAGACGGCAAAGGTGCTGCAAGTACTAATACTGGATTTTTCTTGATGTTTAAACAAGGAAGTCTAGAGCTTGCTGACTTTTCAATTGCAGTCCCAACCACAAACGAAAAAGTAGCAGTAGATGCCGACAACATTAATAACAGTGATGTATGGCTATTTCAATTAGCAGCTAATGGCGCCCAGCTAGATTCGTGGACACAGGTATCTAATCTTGTAGGCAACAATATTGCCTATAACAGCATTGAAAAAGATATTAGAAATATCTATTCCGTGTCTACAAAGAATTCAGATAGAATTGATCTAATATTTGCTGACGGCGTCTATGGAAATCTACCGCAAGGTCCTTTTAGAGTTTACTATCGTGTAAGCAATGGATTATCATACAGTGTACTTCCTAATGAAATGCGAGGCATTAACATTGAAGTACCTTATGTAAACAAGGCCGGCCAAGGTCATGTTCTTAAAATCAGCATGAGTTTAAAATACACAGTAAGCAACAGTGTTCCTGCTGAATCTGTAGAAAGTATTAGAACAAAGGCACCAGCACAATATTACACTCAGAATAGAATGATCACCGCAGAAGACTATAATCTTGCACCGCTAGCCAGCAGTCAAGATATTTTAAAAGTCAAAGCTATCAACAGAACATCCAGTGGTGTTAGCCGTAATTTTGATATTATCGATGCCAGCGGAAAATATTCCAGTGTCAATGTCTTTGCTGATGACGGATTAATTTACAAACAAGAAAGCGAAAAAAGTCTAGCATTTAAAACTGTTAGCAGAATTGACACAGTTAATTTTGTAAGACAGAGCATTGAGCCTTTGTTTACAAATACAGGAGTTTACAATTTTTATTTTACAAAATATGATAAAATTTTGTTTACTGATACAAATACACAATGGACTCAAATTACTTCAGATGTTAATGAAAGCACAGGATATTTTATTAATTCTGTTGACCTTACATTACAAAAAGTAAGTTCTTACACAACTAATACTTTGAAGTATGTTACCGCAGGAGCCATGATCAAATTTGTGCCCCCTTCTGGAAAGAGCTTTAAAAGAGGTGAATTAGTAGTAACTGACGCCAACGATTTAGACCAAACAGATAGACTATGGACCAAAGTTATTCGAGTGATAGGCGACGGAACCAACGCAGGTCGCGGCACACTAAGCACAGGTAAAGGTCCAGTGATATTTAATGATACTGTTCCTACAGGAGCAATTGCTCGTCAAATTATTCCAAAATTTGTAAACAATTTGCCCGACGCTCTAGAAACACAAATTGTAAACTTGTGTGCAGAAAATAAAAACTTTGGTCTGAGGTTTGATGTTGCTACATCATCGTGGAAAATTATCACAGCTCCTAACATTGATTTAATCAATGCATTTGCACTAGGCAAGGCAGGAGACATTACAAACAACAATCTTGACACCAGTTGGATTATTGCTTTTATTAAAGAAGCAGACGAGTATCAGATTCGTGTTAGAACCTTAAATTACATATTTGGTAGTCTTGAACAAAACAGATTTTATTTTGATGTCAATCAAAAAATCTACGACGGAAGAACCGGTAAAACAATTAAAGATCAAGTAAGAGTATTAGGCATTAATACTTTACCAAAACCGTCAGTTCCCCTACCATTGAAACAAGACTTTGTATTTGAAGTTGATGACTCTATCAAATTTGAAGACGGCTATCAAAGCTCGGAAGAAATTCAAGTGGCATTTAGCGACAGCGACGATGATGGCGTTATAGATAATGCCGATGCATTTGAACAGATAGTTGGCCTTGACCAAAATCGTTTTAACTTTTTATTTTTTACAGAAACTGTGGATGTCTTTGGCAATATAATTTACACTTATTTTGATAATACCACAGATTTAATTCTAGTAAGACCAAAAGAAGATCAGATCAATGTTAATGAGTATGAGGACGGACAACTAATTTATTTCTACGACAGCGCCGAAGATCGTGTTAAGCGTGTGGATTCTGCATCAAACAGTTTAATTTTAGAATCCGGCTACAGGGCAAATATTGGTCGTTCTGGATTAAAATTTCAGTACACACACAACGCCAATGTTGATCGTAGAATTGATCCTAGCGTTAGCAATATTATCGATGTTTATCTACTAACACGAAGTTATGATACAGAATTTAGAAAATATCTTGGCGGCGGATTAACAACTAAACCAGATGCACCCAACAGTGACAGTCTGCGAATTAGCTTTGGATCAAGCCTTGGAGAAATAAAATCTATCAGTGACGAAGTAATATACCATCCGGTAAATTACAAAGTATTATTTGGCTCAACAGCTGATTATTCTTTACAGGCACAATTTAAGATTGTTAAAAATCCAAATAAAACTATCAATGATAATGATCTTAAAGTTAGAATTATTTCAGCCATCAACGATTTCTTTGATGTGGCCAACTGGGACTTTGGAGATAGGTTTTATCTTGGAGAATTGATCACATACATCACTAATGCAGTCACTCCAGATTTAAGTAACTTGGTAATTGTGCCAAGACAGCCAACGCAAACATTTGGTAGTTTATTTGAAATTCAAAGTGCTAACGACGAAATTTTTGTCAGTGGTGCCACAGTAGACGACATTGTTATTGTAACAGCAATCACTGCTAGCGAAATTCGTGTAGATGCTTCGGCAGTTATATCATCAACTAATTTAGGGTAATTGTAGAATATGGCAAATGAAATTTTCCCAGAAAGTGGGTTACCAATTCGCAGGACGGTAGATTTACTTCCTCAGGTTTTTAAGACTGAAACAAACAGTAAATTTATGGCCGGAGTTATTGATCCTCTGGTTCAGCCGGGTGTTCTACAAAAGACTGTGGGATATGTTGGCCGTAGATATGGTAAAACTTATAAAGGTTCTGACATTTATCTTGATAGCGATAACACACTACGCAGTAGATATCAATTAGAACCGGGCGTGGTGCTATCCGATGATCAAGGCAATATTGAAAATTTTTACGACTATATCGATTTTAAAAATCAATTAAGATTTTTCAATAACTTTAACGAGCGCGACGATTTAATTACCAGCCAAGATCATTATAGCTGGGCTCCTCCTATTGAGTGGGACAAGTTTGTAAACTTCCGTGAATATTATTGGGTTCCTAGCGGCCCACCGAGTGTTAAAGTTCTCGGCCAAGGAGATGCAATTACCAGTACCTATCGAGTTCGGCAAGGTACAACTTCCACATGGATTTTTTATCCAGACGGTGCAACTAATAATCCTACATTGACTTTATACAGAGGTCAAACTTATAATTTTGCAGTTAATAGTCCTAGAGAAGGATTTTATATTCGTACAGCCTTTGATACTGGCAGCTTAAAGTATAATCCTTCCCTTCCATATATTCCTAATCAATTAGCAGTCTATGACGGCAAATTATGGAGAGCATTAACTTTTGTTACTGCCAGTGTTGATGGCACAATTGTTGAAGGACCAGAATGGGAACTTGTAGATGAAAATGTACAAACATCTAAGTTTGACTATTTTAGTGGAGTAACAAATAATGGTGCTACCAACGGCACAGTTACTTTTGAAGTTCCTCACGATGCACCAGATATTCTTTACTATCAAAGTGCAATTAATCCTGATAGATTTGGTCGATTTCTAATTCAGGACATTGAAGAAAATACCAGTATCGACATCGATAAAGAAATTCTAGGCAAGCAGACATATACCAGTAGTAATGGAATAGAATTTACCAACGGGCTAGTTGTGAGATTTGGCGGTAAAGTTACTCCTGCAAAATATAAAAAAGACAATTGGTTGGTAGAGAAAGTTGGTAGAGAAATAACACTAATTAAGTTTTCTGATTTAGAAGTTCCAATTATCACCAGCCAAATTCCTGAAGTAATTTTTGATAACACAGGATTTGATACAGAGCCCTTTGATGATGCAACTTCATATCCCGGAGAAAAAGATTATATTGCAATCTGCAGATCTAGTATTGATTTTAATCCATGGAGTCGATATAATCGTTGGTTTCATAAATCGACACTAGAACAAGCACACAAACTTAATGGTACAGATTTTGAAGCAGGCGATAATTTTAGAGCCAAGCGTCCTATTATTGAATTTAGATCAAATCTTCAATTGTTCAATCACGGTAGTGTTGCAAAAACTCCTGTAGATTTTATTGATACATTTACAACTGATATATTTTCCACAATTGAAGGTAGTCAAGGATATAGTGTTGACGGCGAATTTTTATATCAAGGCGCACGAATTTTATTTGTTGCAGATACTGATCAATTAGCCAACAACAAAATTTATCAAGTTAATTTTATCACCCATAATAATGTTAGACAAATTACACTTAAAGCAACTAGCGATACGGATCCTATACTAGGCGAAGGCGTGTTAGTTAGAAGCGGAAATGCCAACAAAGGGCTAATGTTTCATTTTAACGGAGTTAATTGGGTACCAAGTCAAGAAAAAATCAAGGCTAATCAACTACCATTGTTTGATCTATTTGACAACAACGGTATCAGTTTTTCAGATGCAACAACTTATCCTTCGTCAACATTTACTGGATCTCCTATTCTAAGCTATAAAGTAGGCAACAGTGTTGCTGACAGTGAATTAGGATTTAGTCTTGACTATTTGAACATTGACAATGTTGGAGATATTTTATTCACATATAATCTTGACCTTGACAGTTTTTCTTATTCTGTTAATCAAGAGACACTGACAAAGAATTTAAATACTGGCTTTTACAGATTCAATCCCTTAGATGAATTTGCCAACGGCTGGGTTAAATCAGACAGCAATTATCAACAACCAATTTTAGACAGTGTGGTTGTTACTGAAGCAACAAATCAAATTACATTAGCAACAGTTAATTGGGAAGCTTTTAGCAGCCGTCAGTCAACTGTAATTTTCTATCTAAACGGTCAAAGACATCTAGACAGTTATACTAGAGAATACGGAACATTTACATTTGCCAACGCATTTGCAGTAAATGATGTGGTATCTATCAAGATCTATATTGACATCGACCCAGACCAGGGATATTATCAAATTCCACACGGATTAGAAAAGAATCCATTAAACGACAATTTAACAGCTTTCACTCTAGGACAAGCAATTGACCATTTGTCGTCGGCTATGGAAATTGAAACAGAATTTTCAGGGGTGTATCCAGGCAACAGCAATTTGAGAAACATTGACGGTTATCAACCCCGTTGTATGCGTTTCCTAAAACATTCTGGTATTGCACCAATGGCAGTATCTTTGCTCTGCGATAAGAATATTAACATTATAAAGTCTATCCAACATTCGTTAAGAGCCTACAGTAATTTTAAGAATGAATTCTTAAAAAGAATTGCAGAAGCTATGCCGTTAGATAATGTAGTTGATTTTGTCGACGAAGTCATAGCCGCAATGACCATAACAAAAGATTCATCAGATCCGTTCGCAGACAGTGACATGATTGGAAACGGTGCTCATGCTGACATTGTGTATCTAGTTGAAGACGAAGGAATAAAAGTATTTGCACTAAGTCAAACTTTTAATCTCACAGAACTTAGTCGTCGTGCAGTCTATGTTTACTGCAACGGTGAGCAATTAATTCACGGAACAGATTATGTATTTGATAGTACATTTGGATTTGTTAGACTTTCCCTAACATTAGCTGATGGTGATCAAATTGTTATTAGAGAATATGCATCAACAGCGTTCAACTATATTCCGGCAACTCCTACTAAACTAGGTCTGTACAAAAAGTACCTGCCAAGAATTTATCTTGATGACACATTTGTAACTCCTCGCTTGGTGATCCAAGGACACGATGGTAGTATTACCGCTGCCTATGATGATTACAGAGATGATGCAATTTTAGAATTAGAATTAAGAATTTACAACAACATTAAACAAGAATACAACGAAAATATTTTTAACATTGACACAGTATTCGGTGGCTACTACGGAAATGCCTTATATACGAAACCAGAATTAGATGCCATAGTCATGCAGGATTTCTTGCGTTGGGTATCTAACACTGATATTGATTACACTAATAATGATCAATATTTTGACACACAAAATAGTTTTACTTATACTTACAGCAACATGACAGATCCTACTAGACTGCAAAGTTTACCAGGATACTGGAGAGGAGTATATCGATGGTTCTATGACACAGATCGTCCACACACTTGCCCTTGGGAAATTTTAGGATTTTCAGAAAAGCCAACATGGTGGGAAAGTGAATATGGTCCTGCACCTTACACTAGAGGCAACTTAATTCTTTGGGAAGATATCCGTGACGGTGTTATCCGCCAAGGTTCTCGTGCCGGCACTTATGCCCGTTATGCAAGACCTAGTATTTTAAATCATATTCCTACAGACGGCGACGGACGATTATTAAGTCCGCTTGATTCGGGAATTGCCAACGATTTTACACTAATTAATAATCAAGGTGACTATAGACCAGGCGATATTAGCCCAGCAGAAGCTGCATGGAGATCTAGCAGCGAATGGCCGTTTTCTGTAATTTCAGCATTGTGCCTGTTAAAACCATTTGAATTTATAACAGATAGTTTTGATAGATCCAGAATGGCAGTGAATCAACTTGGGCAAACAGTATCAGCTAGGTCCAGCGTATTTTCAAAGATTTCAGATTTATTAGTTCCTGTAGTAGGCGGCACACAACTTTCAGGATTGGTAACTTTTGTTTCCAGCTATGTCCGAAGTAAAAATCTAGATCCGCAAGTGCTATTAACAAGATTGAATAATCTAGATATTAAAATTTCTACAAGGATGTCCGGATTCGTTGATCAAACAGAACAGAAATATCTGCTAGATAGTAAAAATCCAAGTGCAACATCCAGCAGTATCTATGTACCAAATGAAAACTACGATGTAATTTTTAATGTAGGTGTTCCAATGATAGGTATTGCCTATAGTGGAGTGTTGATTGAAAAATTAGCCGAAGGCTGGAAAATCAAGGGCTACGACAATCAACAGCCTTACTTTAATTATTTTAAACCTATTGCCAGCAGCAGCGATCCTCTTACATCTGTTGGAGGTACCAGTGTATCTTTCCTAGATTGGGCTGCTGACAAAGTTTACAGTAACGGTGATGTTGTAAGAACTCAAAATACATTTTATCGTGCATTAAAGTCTCATACCAGCACCGGAGTATTTGATAAAAGTCTTTGGAAAATTTTACCTAAGTTACCGGTAGTAGGTGGAGTCGAAGCCTACTTTAGAAAAACATTCAATCAACTGGCGCCAGTCCAGCTGTACTATGGCACAGTCATTACCAAGATTCAAGGTGTAGTAGACTTCTTGTTAGGCTATCAGGCCTATCTAAAAACACAAGGATTTAGCTTTGATCGATATGATGCTGAAAACCAAGTGGCCTACAACTGGGGAACCAGCTGTAAAGAATTTCTATTCTGGACCAAGCACAACTGGGCTGTAGGATCTCTATTAACTCTAAGCCCCAGTGCAGGCCAAGTTGAAATGAAGATTCCACTAGGTGTTGCCGACAGTCTCTTTGACAGTTTCTACGATTATCAAATTTTCAAAAGCGACGGAACACCACTGTTGCCAATATTCCTAAATGTTAACAGAGACTTTCAGTCTGTAACAGTTAGCACAGTCAACACCAACGAAGGCATTTATTTTATTAAGGTCTACTTTGTTCTCAAGGAACACGTTACCGTATTTGATGACCGTACTGTTTTTAATGATGTCATCTATGACAAGACCACCGGCTATCGTCAAGAGCGTATCAAGAGTCGCGGATTCCGAACTGTTGATTGGGACGGCGATTACACCAGCCCTGGCTTCTTGTTTGATAATGTAAACATTCAACAGTGGAGTCCTTACACTGATTACAGATTAGGAGACATTGTTTCCTACAAGTCTTACAACTGGGTTAGCAAACAAAATGTTCAAGGCACTGAGTTATTTGACACAACAATCTGGGAAAAATTAGACACCACTCCAACCAAGGGACTGGTTGCAAACTTTGATTATAGAATCAATCAATTTGAAGACTATTATGATGTTGATGCCGACGGACTAGGCAGTAGTCAGCGTGACCTAAGCCGCCATGTTATTGGATACCAAACACGAGAATATTTACAGAACATGGCCGAAGATGCAGTTAGTCAATTTAAATTGTATCAAGGATTTATTCGTGAAAAAGGCACAGCCAATGCTATCACTAAGGTATTTGACAAACTAAGCAGAACAAATACCGGCAGCATTGAACTCAACGAAGAATGGGCGTTCCGTGTAGGTCGCCTAGGTGGAACTGAACAGTTTAATGAAACTGAATTTAGAATCTTAAAAAATGATTTTAAAATTAATCCACAGCCCGTAATTATTGCTCCTACGGAATCTAATGCAGATCTTTTAGACTTGTATATGCGTGTGCCTGAAAAGAATTTTACAATTGCGCCAAGACCTTTTACAGCCGATGTCAATCCTGTTAAGAAATATAAACTAACTCCAAGAACAGCAGGATATGTAAATTCTTTTGATATTGATTTTGCTGTTAAAAACTATGATGATATCCTAGCGTTAAACATTGCAGATTTTGTAGAAAATTCACATGTGTGGATTACATTCTATAACACATCTTGGACTGTGTTACGATACAATATTTCTAGATTACTATTTGTTACTGATGTCAATGTAGTTAAAACCAGAGTTGAAATTGTATTAAGCAGAACACACGGACTATCAGTTGGTGATATTTTTGGTATTAGAAATATTGAAAATCTAGAAGGATTCTACAAGATTACAGAAGTACCAGATAGAAAAACCATAGTAATTCAAATCAGTAAGGACGCCAAAGAACCAAAATGGGAATCTAGTACACTTATCAATTTAGAACTATTCAGCACTGCTAGATTTACTGATTACCAATCTGTAGATCTTGCCAATGCCGCAACATTAACCAGCGGCGCTAAATTCTGGATTGACAATAACATAAATGACAATTGGGAAGTTTCCGAAAAACAAAAACTATTTTCAGCAACTGAAATTTCAGAATATGGTGCAACAGTTCCGGAAGGTAATGGCAAATCTGTATTGTACATTGATATATTAACTCAGATTATTTCTTCAATGCCTGCAAGTAATCTAGTTGTATCTTATCTAGAAAGAGCCGAAGGACTTAAACCGTTTCAAATTTTTGAAAGACCAAATACCATAAACTTGGACATTAAAAAATCATTTGGTGAGAGTCTAGCAGTTAGTCCAGACGGCAAGTGGTTGGTTATTGGTAGTCCGAGAGCAACAGAGGTTAGATCAGATTATCGAGAAGTCTATGACAGTGCTTCAGATTATTCTCAAGGAGACATAGTTTTACACAAAGGAAAACTATGGAGAGCTAAAGTTAATATATTTGCTAGTGATCTTACTATAGGACCAGATAGTACTCGTATACGCATTGGTGCTGATAGTACCATTGCTAGCATTGACACTACCATGGAAGATTGGGAACCAGTGCTAGTTATCACAGCTAATTCTCAAGGAACTAACACAGGATACAACGAACAAGGTGCAATATCTCTGTATGAGTGGAGTGGACAAAATTGGGTTGAACAATATACTTTTGTTAGTCCAAGACAAAACAACGATGAACAGTTTGGTTCTAAAATAACTATAGGTGTTGATAACGGAAACTACTACATGGCTGTTTCCGCCCCAGGTGCAGAAAACAACAAGGGTCGAGTATATCTATACAAATATGCTCCGCTGAGTATTGACACTTCGGAAACCATAACATACAAAGTAACAGTTGCGCCGCCGCAGGGAACGGACTCTGGTTACAAATATTATATTAATGATCAATATAGACCTAATCTATCATTGATGGTTGGTAATACCTATATATTTGATCAAACAGATCTTAGTAATGTTTATTATCCTAATCCTGTAACCGGTACTATAACCAATAAGCATCCGTTGAATTTTAGTAACGATAATATTAGTGGTGTACTTGGCGGCGGAACATTATATACTACAGGGGTTACATATCTTCTTGACAATCGCACAGTTACTCAGGCACAGTATATTGCAGGATTTACTATTGCTACAACAAGAAAAGTTCAAATCACAGTAACAGAAAATACTGCAAGTATCTTATATTATTACTCGTCAGCAACACTAAGCATGGGTAACAGTATAATTAAAAAATATCCTAATATTGCTAAAGAATGGCAACTAATTGAAAATCAAAACTTCAAAGGAGTCTACGATAATACCGGAGCTAGATTCTACGAAGCTGGAGCTATTGTATGGTACAACAACCAACTGTGGCAATCCCTAGAAGATCAGACCGGCGACGGCAGTACTATTATTGTTAATGATTCTAATTGGATACAATTAGATCCTATAGCAACTCAAAGTTCCTTGCCTACAAATATTGCACTTGAGGACGATAGCACCGATTTGACTATTGGACCTATATTATCAAATCAAACAGCCGAATTAGTTAAAGTCGGCGATAGGTTTGGTTCTAGTATGACTATGAGTCGCGACGGAATGACACTAGTAATCGGATCACCAACTAGTGACGGACAATATTTTACCAACTATCGAGGCGTTTGGAATAGTTATCAACTCTATGTATCTGGCGATGTAGTTAAGTGGACAAATAACTATTATAGATTAGGCGCTACATCTTCTACAGGAGCGAATCCAGTATCCGGATCTCCTTGGTCGTTGATTGAACCAGTATCGGATGCAATTTCTGGAAAAGTTTATATCTATAAGATGAATAATTACGGCTTTTACAGTTTGATGCAGACAATCAATGCAGGCAGTTTACCTGATGTTAATGATTTAGCATCTACCGAGATAATCAACTCTGGAGATCTGTTTGGATTTGCTATTGACATTGATAATTCTGGAAATACTATTACTATCTCTAGTCCGCAAGCAGATATTAATCTACAAAATCAAGGCAGTGTTTATATCTTTAGATACGATACAGATTCAACAATTCCTGAATATCGACTAAAACAAAAACTTCAAAGTTATGAAGTTTACAACAACGAATTATTTGGATTCAGTGTATCTATTAGTGAGCGTGGTGAGCGTGTAATAGTCGGAGCAAAGAATACTCCCTACAAACTACCAATACGATTTGATCTTGCAACCAGAACACGCTTCGATGGTGGTCGTACAACATTCTCAGAAGATCAAGGCTATCCTGGACAAGTTTATGTGTTTGAACTCAAAGATCAAACTTATGTACTTGCTGAAAAACTAGAAGCTGATTTGTTGGACAACGAAGCATTTGGTTATTCGTTAGATAGTACTGCCTCGGTAATTATAACAGGTTCTCCTAGTTATTCAACAACAGGCATGACTAGAATATTTAGAAAAGATGTTACCAAAGACAGTTTTGCAGTTCTAGCAGAAGAATCTCCTATGGTAAACATTGATCTCCTAAAGAGTGTTGCAGTCTATGACGATGAAAAATATCTAAAAATTGCAGACCTAGATATTATTGATGTAAACAAATTAAAAATCCTTGGCCGTGCAGAACAAGAAATTAAATTTAAAACTTTATACGATCCTGCAACTTATACCAACGGTACTTCTGAAGTTGAAGTTGATGCTGACCAAGCATGGTTTGAAAAAAATGTTGGCGTAATTTGGTGGAACATCAGTACTGCTAAATGGGCGCATTATGAGCAAGGAGATCTTGCCTATCGCGCAGGTAACTGGAATCAACTAGCACCTGGTGCTAGCATTGACATCTGCGAGTGGGTTGAAAGCTCATTGAGTCCAACTGATTGGGCCAAGATAGCAGATACCACAGACGGATTGTCGGCTGGTATTTCTGGTCAACCATTATACAGCAATACTGCATATTCTATCAAGCGATTTACTAATCCTAACACGGGTCTATCCTACGGCACAAAATATTATTTCTGGGTAAAGAATAAAACAATTATTCCTAGCGGTGTTGCTGGCAGAAATATCTCAGCTGCCAGTGTCGCAACACTAATTGAAAATCCTGCCAGTGACGGTACACCAATATTGGCTATCATTGACACTGATAAGTTTTTGACTTACAATTTAAGTTCTGTGATTACAGGCGATTCTGCTTTGATAAACATTGAATATTACAATTCAGAACGCAGACCTAATGCCACTCACACAGAGTATCAGTTGTTAACAGAAGGTATTGCAGACAGTCTGCCAAGCGCCTCATTAGAACAAAAATGGATTGACAGTCTTGTTGGATTCAATCAGGCAGGAAACCCTGTTCCTGATCCTACACTGTTGCCTAAACAACGATACGGTCTAGCATTTAGACCCATTCAAACAATGTTTGTTGATCGAGGAATTGCATTAAAGATTGTTATCGATCGAAGCAACGCAATACTAGAGACACGACCTTTTGCAGATTTAATTGATTTTGAAAATCTAAATCAAATTGAAAACATTCCTAACGAAACCTTAAACTTATATGACATAACAGTAGACACATTTGCTGAATTGGCAGAAGTGGGTATTGTTAGAATTTCCCCGGCAATTTTAAGTGCAAATATTGTTGATGGAGAAATTGACACAATTGATATTGTTGATCCCGGTTTTGGATATCGCACAGTACCACCTGTCAAGATAGTCGGTGATGGACTAGGAGCCAAGGCAACAGTTGCTCTCGACCTGCAAGGCAGAATCACATCAGTTACTGTTGTACAGAAAGGTAGAAAATATACCACAGCTGATGTGTCAGTAAGAAACTTCTCAGTGCTGGTTAAAAATGACACAACCTATAATAACTATTGGTCTATCTATTTTTGGGACAGTGTTAGAGAAGGATTTTTCAAGAGTACTGTACAATCTTATGACACAACCAAGTATTGGACTTATATCGATTGGTATGCCAGCGGTTATAGTGCAGTAACTCGAATCGTAAAAGAAATTTTAGATCTTTACCTTGAGCCCACAATTAAAATAACAGTTGGCAGTGTTATCAAGGTCAAAGAATATGCTAACGGTGGCTGGGCATTGCTTGAAAGAGTTACAGATGGCACCGGAGATATTCTTGGCAAATATATTTTAGTTGGTCGCGAAAACGGCACAATTAAAATTAACGAATCAATTTACAATGTTAAAGTCTACGACTATCAAGGGTCTTACGATGAAGTAACATACGACAACCAACCGACACAAGAATTAAGATTTATTTTTGCTGCCCTAAAAGAAAATATCTTTATTGACAATCTACGAGCAGAGTGGAATAAGTTATTCTTTGCTAGTATTCGTTATATCTTCTCAGAACAAACATATGTTGACTGGGCATTTAAAACCAGCTTCTTAAACGCTATTCACAATATTGGTGATCTAGAACAAAAGACAAATTATAAGAATGACAATTTGTCTAGCTTTCAAAATTATCTAGAAGAAGTGAAACCTTTTAGAACAACCATTAGAGAGTATACCAGCAGATACACTGACATCGATAGGCAAGGAGCAGCGATCACAGACTTTGATGTGCCACCAGCATATGATATTAGAGAAGGAAAAATACTTCCTGTACTAGAAAATTCTAGTGTTGTCGACACCTATCCTTACAAATGGTGGAAAGACAATCATGCATATTCTATCACTGACATTGTTCTTTCTGATGTAGGCGCAGATTATAAAGATGCTCCTCGTGTTGTAATTACAGGCGATGGATCAGGCGCCAGTGCTCAGGCATTTATTGCCAACGGATCAGTTTCTGGAATTAAAATGTTAACTGCCGGCACAGGTTATACCACAGCATCAGTTAGTATTGTTGGCGGCAACGGCACATCTACCAGCATTGCAAAAGCTGTGGCTATCATCGGCGATGGTAAAACAAGAACCTTTGACTTAACAGTTAAATTTGATAGAATTACCAAAGAGGGCACTTACCTAGAATACACCTATAGTCAAGAATTTGTTGCGGACGGATTTACTGCAATATTTGAATTAAATTATCCACCAACACGAGACAAGACAAAAATTGCAGTCACTATCAATGACGAAATTATATTAGATAGCGAATATGAAATCACATTCTATAAGTCCAGTACAGATTCGTACAGTCTGTTAAGAGGCAAACTAAAGTTGATGTCTTTACCGATTGCTGGCGCAACTATTGTAATTGACTACGAAAAAGCTGACGAAATTTTAGAAGCGGTGGACAGAATTAACAAATATTACAGTCCAACTCGTGGTATGGTAGGCAAAGAAATCAACCAATTAATGACCGGTATAGATTTTGGCGGAGTACAAATTCAAGGAACTACATTTGATGTTAGTGGCGGTTGGGATGCGCTTCCTTGGTTTACAGATACATGGGATTCTGTAGAACCAAACGCAGATTTTTATTATGTGGTTGATACGCAACCGTATACCTTAACCGGACTTGATAGTCGATCATTAACCTGGAAAGCAGGTTCTGTAGTCAGCTATAAAAACAAACAATATCGTGCAGTAATTGACAACGCCGACAAACCTCCTGTTGAATTCCCAGAAGTATGGGAAGAATTAACAATCGTGTTGCCGTTCACACCATCAGTAGGACAACAATTATCAGTGTATCTAAAACGAAGCGGATTAGGATCTCCTAGAAGTATTGACACACTAGATTCAGCCGGAGCGCCTGTTATTGTTTATGATCAAGGAATTGAAGCATCTCGTACAATCCGAATTGACGATCCAAATTTTGGAGGTGCAGGTGTTACTAACACATTTGCTGTAATGCCAACGGTAGTAGGTGACGGCTCAACAAACAGTGTCGATATTCAACAATATGTACAAATTGAAAATAGAGATACCTTAATATTCCGTCCTCTAGATAGCGACGGTACAGTTAACATCACTGATATTAATATTATTGATACAAATGTAACAGGCGGATCATTAAGTGCGGTTAGCGGAGCCTATATTACCGCTACTGGTACCGCAGCAGAAGATATTGTAGTTGACGGTAGTAAATTTATCAGTCCTGACCAAGTTCCGGCTCCCGAAGAAAATATTCCTGGACAAGTTATTGACAGTGTTTCGATCAAGGTGTTCCACACAGTACAGACTGGCGCAACACCGTTACAATCTCGTGTATTAAAATCTAATGGAAGAGATAAGCGTTTTGCTATTGGATTAACTGTGCTAGATAGTGCATCGGTAATGGTTTATGTAGACAAAGTGAAATGCGAAATTAATTCAGCAGACAGTAGCATAGAATATATTATAGATTACAATACCAACGAAGTGGTGTTTACTAATGCCCCAATTAGAGATTCTGTAATTGAAATTATATCAATAGGAGTCGGCGGTGCAGCCCTGCTAGATTACCAAGAGTTTGAAGCAGATGGAGATACGTTATTGTTCTTGACTAGAGCAAATTTTGTCGACACTGCGTCTGTAGTTGTAACAGTGGACGGAGTAGATGTTGATGCATTACCTATCAACAGTTCCGAAGTATTAGACATTGCAAATAAAACACTAATACAATTTGCCAACAAACCAGAACGCCGTCAAATTGTAAAAATTGTTTGCCTAGGAGCTAATTCCGACGTTGACTCAACCGGAACATCTGTTGTAAGAGTCAATCAGCAAACTATTACATATGACGGAAGTACACTAAGTTATGATCTTGATCAATTTGTAAATCTTGAAAGAGCCAGTGCATCTGGAGCAGTACTAGTTGAAATAAATGGAATACAATTAAAAGGTGTTGACACCGAATTTGTAGTCTATAACGGATCAAATAACAGTGTGATTATTGGCCAAGATCCAAGAGAAGCTCCAAATACTGCTACTCAGACCAACATTCAAGTCTATGTCAATAATGAATTAAAGAGAAACATCCTTGATTATGTCTATGATGGAAATGAAAATACTGTAACTGTTAATACTGAAGTGTTAGAAATTAACGATGAAATAAAAATTATTGTAGACATTAGAAGTCAGTATACTTTTTCAAATAATAACATTGTGTTCAATGGAACTAGTTTTGTAGAAAACGACAGCACAACTACTCTACAAGAAAACGACCAAATCACAGTCACTTGGTTTAGTGAATATCCAAGTATGAATATTATTTCTGATCAGTACACTGGCGGTAAAGTTCAGTATCGATTGGCAAGAGAGCCAGTTAGTGCCAGTTACATTTGGGTTTATAAAAACGGCCGTAGACTAACACAAGAGCAAGATTACGAAGTGTCTATTCCGAGAAATGTTGTTTATTTGAAAACAGCATCATTAATCACAGACGAAATCAAGATAGTACAGTTTGGTAATTATATAAGACGACAGCCGTTGGCTTACGAAGTGTTTAAAGACATGCTAAACATCTATCATTTCAATCGTTTCAGTATCGATAAGGCAGTGACTTTATCTCAAAATTTAAATTACTACGATCAAGTAATACAAGTTACAGACACAACTAATTTGTTTGAACCAATTAAATCTAGAAATATTCCAGGCACTGTTTATATCAACGGAGAACGCATTGATTATTTTAACAAAACAGCAACAACACTGTCACAGCTAAGAAGAGGAACTAACGGAACAGCTATCAAAGAAGTACACGCATCGGGTAGCAATGTAGTTGATGTTGGCCGAGTTGAAAATCTTCCATATAACGAAAGTCAAGAAAGATTAGACTTTGTTAGCGACGGCAGTAGTTTGTTAATTGGACCGCTAAACTATGTTCCCGAAGCCGCAACTAGATCCAACTGGACAAGAATAACAATCCCAACAGGATATGAGCCTTGCGATCAAATTGAAGTATTTGCAGCAGGGAAACGTTTAAGAAAAGATCCGCTAACTGTTTACGATCAAACAGCTAATATTACCAGCCCTCAAGCTGATAGAGTGTTAGAAGCTGAATTTAGTGTAGATGGCGTAAACGATTATATTCGACTAACTGCTACGGTTCCTGCAGGAACTCGAATTACCGTTATTAGGCGAATTGGAAAAACATGGTATGATCGGGGAGAAACAACCGCTTCATCGGGCGTTACCTTGTTGAAAAATTCAAGCTCTATTGCTGAATTTCTAAAACAAAAGAGCACCGAACTGCCTGAATAAATATACTATGGAACAGAAAAACACAA